CCGGCAGTCGGCGGCGTCACGGCCGACACGACGATCATGCGCTGCTCGCGGCCGTCCGCGCCGGTCGAGCTGCGCGCGGGCGAGACCGTCAGTCCGTACCTGTCCATCCGGCGCGAGCAGGACTATGCTTTTGCGGTCGCTGCTACTGCCGGGCAAATCACCCTGACGGGCCGCAGGGGGTGGATGTGATGTATGCAGGTTATGTCGACGGCCGGCTGCTTTTTGCGGCCGGCATGCCGAGATACGAGATCGTGGACGGCACGATCAGCGAGGCCGTCGGCTCCGCCAGCTCTGCGACGATCAAGCTGCCGCCGAGCAACGTCATGCGCGACGTGCCCGTCAAGCGCGCGTCCGTGATCTCCATCCGCAAAGACGGCGCAGAGGTCTTTCGCGGGTCCGTTGTCGACACGACTACGGACCTGCGCGGCATGCGCACTTACAGCATCGACAGTGCCATGATGTGGCTTGCGGATATCTGCAAGCCGCCGCATACAATCAATGCAATGGCGGTGTCGACATACCTCGGCGCGCTGGTGACGCAGTACAACGCCGGCTGTCTGGCCGGCAAGCAGATCAAGCTCGGCGTGGTCGGCGCGTCGCTGCCATCGATCACGCTGGCCGCGAGCGAGTACAAGTCCATGCTGGACCTGGCCAAAGAGGCAGCATCGGTCTCAGGCGGCGAGCTGCGCATCCGCTATGCGGACGGCGCTGTCTATCTCGACTGCCTGACGTCGTATGACCACCGCTGCTCGCAGACGGTCGAGCTGCGCAAAAATCTCCTAGGCCTGACGGATGAGATTGACGGCGCGGACCTTGTCACGCGCGTCTATCCCGTCGGCAAGGACGGGCTGACCATCGAGGACGTCAACGGCGGGCAGGTGTATCTTGTCAATGCCGCGGCAGAGGGCATCTATGGGCGCATCGACGGCACGCTGCAAGCCGATACAGACGATGCGTCCGCGCTCAAAGCAACGGCCGCGTCGTATCTGGCACAGCACAGCGGCCTGTCGCGCGGCATCCAGGTCACGGCGGCGGACCTGTCGGCGCAGGACATCATGATCGAGGCATTTGCGATCGGCGACAGCGTCCGCGTGGTGTCTCCTCCGCATGGCATCGACACCATCATGCAGGTGTCCAAGCTGGACACAAGTCTGGTCGGCAGCAAGTCCAGCATGACGATCGGCTGGGGCAAAAAGTCTCTTACCGGCAGCGTCTCCTCCAGCGGCAGCCGGTCGACCAGCACGTCGCCCGGAGGCAGCTCCAGTGCGGACACCATCATCGACCAGGGCACGACCGGCAAGTGGACGTGGCGCAAATGGGCGAGCGGTGTTGCTGAGATGTGGGCGAAGTTCGACGCCCCCTCGCTGACAATGACATCGCAGACATGGGGCCCCCTGTATACCGCATCGTGGATGGGTCTCGCGGCAAATAAGGCAGCACGCCAATATCCGTTTGCTTTTGTTGAGAACCCTGTCGTGTCTGCGACGCCGACGGTTGGGAGCGGCAACATCTGGCTTGCAACTAACACGGAAAACGACATAGGTACGCGGCTGACGCACGCGCCGGCGTATCAGTGCGTGAGAGCATCTGACGCGACGGTTAATAGCCCGCAGATCAGCTACTATGTTGTGGGCAGGTACAGGTAAAGGAGGCAACCACATGACTATCACAATCGCAGATGGGCGCGGGGCGCTGTGGCAGTGGGACACCGGGCGGCGGGTCAAGATCACCGACGGCGACGGCGTCAAACAGGTCCACTATCAAAATAGGTGCTTCGGCCGCAGCGTGGACGTGGACGTCGGCACAGACGGCACGGCCATCATCCCGGATGAGCTGCTGCAGGACTGGCACCCGCTGACGGCCTACGCCTACGTCATCGACGACGCTGGCGGCTATACCAAGGTGCAGGTGGATTTTGCGGTCCATAAGCGCGCCCGGCCGTCGGACTACGTTTATACCCCGACAGATCAGATGACGTTGCAGACGATCCAGCGCCAGATCGGCGACCTTGACGACCTGGCGACGGGGGCAAAGGACACGCTGGTGGCGGCCATCAACGAAGCGGCGCGGTCAGGCGGCGGTGCTGGCAGCATGGACTTGCGTGTGGCGGACGGCTACATCCAGTACAGCACGGACGGCGGCAGCACGTGGACAAACCTTATCGCCGTGGCAGACCTCAAGGGTGCGGATGGCAAACCGGGGGCTGCTGGTGCGGACGGCGTTACGCCGCACATCGGTGACAATGGCAATTGGTACGTTGGCAGCACCGATACCGGCAAGCCATCGCGCGGAGCAACCGGAGCACCGGGCAAAGACGGCGCCGATGGCAAACCGGGGGCTGCTGGTGCGGACGGC